CCCACAAACTATTACTTTAACTTCAACTGTAGGTTTAGCACAGTTTGGTTTTGTAAATATTGGTAATGAAACTATTCAATATGGTGGTATAGACGGTAATGATATAACAGGTTGTATAAGAGCTGTTAATAATTCTACATTAGAACCTCATGCTATTGGTGCTAAGATTTATGTAAATAATTTACCTACTGTTAATGTATGGCCCACACCTGAGCAAAGTAATTTTTACCAATTTGTATATTATAGATTAAGACGCATTCAAGACGCAGGTAACGGTGTTAACGTAGAAGATATTCCGTTTAGATTTATTCCTGCTATGGTTGCAGGAGTAGCATATTATATGAGTATGAAATTACCGGGTGTTGACCCTACTAGAATTCAAATGTTAAAAGCTGATTATGAACAACAGTTTCAATTAGCAGCTGACGAGGATAGAGAAAAGGCAAGCGTTAGGTTTGTACCTCGTGAAATGTTTTACCACGGGTAATTAAATGCCAAGTAAATACGCAAGCGCCAAGAATTCCATTGCCCAGTGTGATCGCTGTGGTTTTAGATATAAGTTAAAACAACTTAAAAGATTGGTTATAAAGACCAAAAATGTTAATATACTGGTATGTCCTGAATGTTGGGAGCCGGATCAGCCACAATTAAGTTTAGGCTTATATCCAGTTAACGATCCGCAGGCGGTTAGAAATCCAAGACCCGACTTAGGATATTACCAATCTGGTCTAAATGGATTGCAAACTATTGCTCAAACAGGTCCGTTACAAAGAGAAACAGGTGTGCCTTTATTAGGTAGCCGAGTTATTCAATGGGGATGGAATCCTGTGGGGGGTTCAAGATTAAACGATGCTGGATTAACGCCTAATGATCTAGTAGGAATAGGTAATGTAGGCACAGTAACAGTATCAACAACATAAGGAGAAGTATATGGGATTCAGATCAGCAGCAGATGGTATTACTAAACAAGGTAAAACTAAAGGTCGTAACTTAGGTGACGACGGCGCTAAAGTAGCTATTCAAAATGGTCCAAAAGAATCAGGTAGCAAAGGTGGTAAAACTAATGCTGACATGAAAAAAATGGGTCGTGGTATGGCTAAAGTTGCAGCACAAAAAAAGGGGTAATAAAATGGCTAAAAATGACTTTCCAAAACCAACACCAGCGGAATCATTTCCACTAGGTCACGCTAAAGAAAACAAAGATGCAAGTGCCTATACAGGATTTAAATATCCATCAGGCGGTACTGGCAGCGATATTGGCATATATAAACAACCAATGCCTAACCCAAATAGTACTGATATACATTTCAGTCAAGATCCTAATAAATTAAGATCACAGCAAATTAGTAAGCAAACAGGCGTCCAACGTGTAAGCGTGGGTGATCCTACTCGCCCTGCTAAGACTGAAGGTATTACTATTCGTGGTTGCGGCGCAGCTACTAAAGGTACTAAAGCTAGAGGTCCGATGGCGTAATGAACTACACGCAGCTAGTTGATGAAATACAAAGTTATGTAGAAAATACGTTTCAGACAACGGATATAGACACGTTTATAACCCAAGCCGAACAACGTATTTATAACTCAGTGCAACTTCCTGCGCTTAGAAAGAACGTAACAGGCTCTCTTACTACAGGTAATAAATATTTAGCTATGCCTAGTGATTGGCTTGCTACATTTAGTTTGGCAGTGATTAATGCAAATAATGAATACTTATATCTTTTAAACAAAGATGTAAACTTTATTAGGCAGTCTTACCCAGATACAGATTCTGATTATTATGGTGAACCTGCATATTATGCGGTATTTGATAGTACTACATTTATTGTAGGACCTACTCCAGATGCTTCGTATGCTGCGGAACTTCATTATTTTTATTATCCAGAGTCCATTACTACTGCTGGAACCTCTTGGTTAGGCGATAACTTTAGTTCTACATTGTTATATGGCTCATTATTAGAAGCTTATACCTACATGAAGGGCGAACAAGACATTATTAATCAATACCAAAAACGATATGATGAAGCTATGATTCTATTGAAACAATTAGCTGATGGCAAAGATAGACAAGATGCTTATCGTTCAGGTCAAGTAAGGTACCCAGTTAGATGATCTTAGGACAAGCACTGACCACAACCTTTAAGGTAAACTTATTAAAAGGTTTAGAGAATTTTTACACGGGGTCACCTTATACATATAAAATAGCCTTGTATAATGCGGTAGCTACTTTAAATAGCGAAACAACTGCATATACAACGCAAGACGAAATTACAGGTACTGGCTATATAGCGGGGGGTAAAGTTTTAGCTCCTACCGTAGGTAGTGATCCTAGTAATAACACGGCTTATGTTACGTTTGCTAATGTAACTTGGAGCCCTGCAAGCTTTACGACTGCTGGCGCTTTAATATATAATAGCACTACAAATGCATCAGTCGCAGTACTAAATTTTGGTGGTCAAAAAACAGCCACTACAACATTTACAATAGAATTCCCTTCAGCAACTTCAACCACTGCTGTAATACGAATTAACTAAAGGAGTAATTATGAGCAACATAGACAAATTTGGAATGGGCGACTCAGTTGATGCGTCTGTGACAAGAAATGCTGGATCAAATGATGAGTTTGGTCTAAACGGCGTCTATACATTTACATGCTACGATCAAGACGGCAATGTTAAATGGGAAGACGCATTTGAAAATTTAACAACAAACGTAGGTCGTCAAAGCTTACTAAATTCTTATTTTGCTAACACAGGTGGCGGCGCAGTTGTTATGGGTCTTATGACTAATAATGCTGTACCAGCATCTATTCCAGCTTATACAGATACACAAGCATCTCATGCTGGTTGGTTTGAAGCAGGTTCTGCAAATGCACCTACATATTCTGGTACAAGAAAAACACCAGCATTTAGTACTGCAACAAATGCTAACCCATCAGTACTTTCTACATCAGCAGCGGTAGTATTCTCAATGACTGGTTCTGGTACTGTAACAGGCGCATTTATTAATATTGGTGGTTCATCAACAATTGATAACACAACTGGTACTTTATTTTCTGCAGGTAACTTCACTGCTGGATCTAAAACTGTAACATCAGGCGATACAATTAACGTAACATACACTTTATCAGCTTCGGGCTAAGGAGTCCTAAATGGCTCTAGTGGTCTATGATCGAGTCCAGGAAACGACGACTACATCAGGTACGGGTTCTGTAACCTTACTTGGTGCAGTCAGCGGATTCCAATCGTTTGCTGTTGTTGGAAATAGCAATACTACCTATTACACTATTACAGATGGTGCTCAATGGGAAGTAGGTATTGGTACATATTCTACATCGGGTCCTACGTTAGCACGTACTACAGTATTATCTAATTCAAATGGTAATACATCGCCTATTACTTTATCAGGCGGAACAGCTCAAGTCTTTGTTACTTATACTGCTGAAAAATCAGTCAATCTAGATGCTTCTGGTAATGTTACTCCTTTAGGTACCATTGCGTCTGGCACTTGGCAAGGAACTACGGTTGGAGTTTCTTACGGCGGTACGGGTGTAACAGCTTCTTCTGGTGTTAATAGTGTCATGCTACGCGATAGCAACGCTAATACACAAATTAATAATATTATACAAGGTTGGAGCTCTACTGTTTCTGCAGGCGGAACTACAACATTAACTGTAGCTTCATCGTATTGGCAAAGACTTACAGGATCTACAACTCAAACATTTCAACTACCTGATGCTACTACATTAGTTGCGGGCACATCTTATTTATTTGATAATGACTCTAGTGGTACTTTAACCATCACTAATAATGGTGGATCAACTGTTGATGTTGTAGCTGCTGGCGGATATGCCACTGTATTCCTAGAATCTAATAGTACTTCTAATGGTACATGGGGTAGATTTGGTATGCTACCTACTGAAGTTAACTGGGGTACTTTATCAGCTGATTTAGGCGGGTCTACAATATCAAATGCGGTATGGCAAGGTACAACAATCGGTACAGGTTATGGTGGTACAGGTTTAACTAGCTACACTTCTGGCGGTGCTTTATATGCAACGTCAACTTCATCTTTAACTAGCGGTACTTTACCTGTTACAGCAGGTGGTACAGCAGCTACTACGTTTACAGCGAATGGTATTTTATATGGTAATGGCACATCTGCATTAGGTGTAACAGGAGCGGGCACTACAGGACAAGTTCTTTTAGCTAATACAAGTGGCGCTCCAACATGGGGTTCAGTACCTTCTTCAGGTGCAGTTACAACATTCCAAACTTCACTTAACGGATTAACACCAAGTACAGCTACAGCGGGCGCTGTAACATTAGCAGGAACTTTAGGTCCCGTATCAGGCGGTACAGGATTATCTGCTTATACTACGGGTGATATTATTTATGCTTCAGCTACGAACACATTAGCTGCATTAGCAGATGTAGCAACAGGTAATGCTTTAATTTCAGGCGGTGTTACTACAGCACCTTCATGGGGTAAGATTGGTTTAACTACACATGTATCAGGTACACTTCCAGTAGCTAATGGTGGTACAGGTTCTACATCATTTACTGCATATGGTGTTTTAACTGGCGGTACAACTTCTACAGGCGCTGTTCAATCAGTAGCTGCGATAGGCACAAGTGGTCAAGTATTAACATCTAATGGTGCAGGTGCATTACCTACATTCCAAACAGTAAGTGCCGGTCTCACTGTAACTAATGATACTTCTACTGCTACAGCGTTATACCCAACATTTACAAGTGCTACATCAGGTTCTATATCAGGTATCAGCGTTACAAGTAGTAAGTTTACTTTTGTGCCAACTACTGGTTCTTTAACAGCGCCACAAACTGTGGCATCAAATGGTCTAGTTGTAAATAGTAATACAGTAAGCGCAAGTTATAGTATTCCAAGTGGATCAAGCGCTACAAGTACAGGTCCTATGACTATAAGTAGTGGAGTTGCTGTGACTGTACCTACTGGATCTAGGTGGGTAGTGTTATAACATGTTTGGGCTATCGACCTTTGCCCAAGCTCCGTTTGCTTCATTAGGTGGTACAAAATATGATGTAGCTACGGATGAGAGCTTTAGTTTAAGTGACGTTTATGCTATATCAAAAGTAGATTATGCAGGATTAGTTAGTGATTCTATAGCTTTAACAGATGATGTACCAAATCAGTTTAATTATTTTTTAACTAATGCTGAAACATTTAATTTAGATGCAGAAGGTACAGCTACCTGGAATACCTACGCTGCTAACGATGAAAGTTTAGCTCTTACTACAGAAGAATATGGTGCATGGGGTACGAGTTCATCACTCGCTGAAACATTTAGTATAAGTGAAGCAGTATCTTCTATAGTTACATATTTAGCAGACAGCGCAGAAACTGCTACGTTAACTACGACTGAAAGTGCTGGCGCTACATTTGTAGGAACAGAAGCAGAAGCAATTACGTTAACTACAACACAAGCTGGACAAGCTGACTTTGTAGGAGTAGAAGCTGAAACAATAACGTTTACTGATACCGCCGCTGCACAAGGTGACTTAGTAGGTGCAGTAGCTGAAAGTACT